TATACTCGTCAGTATTCTAATTAATTGTATAGTACAAAATTTATATATTAAATTATAGAAAAGTGCAAGAGATCCCTAGGAAGAAATACTAATTTCAACTATGTATTAGTCCTTAATTAACCAGCGTAAAGATGGACTTCTCCATCTAACGGATTTGTATGGACTTCTGCTTCTTGTTTCCTGATAATTGATCTAATTACTTGTTTGATCTCATCACCAAGAACAGACATTTCAGCGGTAATTTGTCCTCTGTTTTCAAGAAACAGCTCATTCCATCTAGACTCGAGCTTCAGTTTCTTCGCGAACAATACCATGTTGTCCTGAGCCATTTTTAACCTCCTCATAGGTTATGTAAAAATCACTAGTAGTACTGTGATACTCTAGATCATTTTGTTCCCATTTTATATCAGATTTTCCTAGAAAGTCAATGATAGGTTTATTCAGCTCATCCGCATCATTTATTTCTTTATCGCTTTCGATTTCAAATTGTGTTTGTAGTTTTTTTGTAAATATTTTGATTAAGTATTTATTCATGGTTTTTTCTTTCTATATGTTAAATGAGGCGGGATTGTGTCCCGCCTCAAATATTTAATTATTATGCACCTTCAACGCCAAAGATACCTCTATAGTCAGATACACCAAATGAGTATCTTTCTCTAGCTTTGTATCTTACGTTACCAGTATCAAAGTCCCCTTCCATTGCAGTTTTAATAGCTGCTCTTTCAAAGTACTTCATACCATTTGGCACGTCAGTGATAATGTAGAACGCATCAGGATCTGTTAAGAAATTGTTCACTCTGTAACCTTGAGGAACCATTCCCATAGAAACGATTGCGTTGATATCATTATCAGCAGTCGCTGTTCTACCTTGAGACTTCATCAATCTCTCAGCTGTAAATTGAAGCTCAGAAGGAACGATCATTTTCACTCCTCTAGCAGCAATTTTAAGACCTCTTTCGTCAGTCATTGCAGCAATGTCAATTAAAGACTGCTCCAATGATGTTTCGTTTAAGTCCGCTTGAGTTGTTAAAGTGTTTTTAACAGTACCTGCGATTGTTGGGTGAGCAATGTTAAATAATGAAACACCATCCCCTGAATCGAAAGCATCGTTAGAAGGTAGACCATTAATTAATGGAGCTACTGCTTTAACTTGTTTTGTGTTCGCCATAGATCTAGCTAACGCTTTTGTATATCTACTAGCAAGTCTGTCATACAAGTTATCTTCAATCGCTTCTTCAGTGATTGAAAACGCTAAAGCTACAGTCTCGTGAGTGTATCTCGCAGTGAATGTCTCTTGAGCATTGTCAAAAGCAACTCCTGCACCCTCAGACTTAGTCTGTGCTTGAGCAAAACCTGATAACATAACTTCTTCTTCAAACGCTCTGTCTGAAGATTCAGTAGTGTATATTTCAGCATGCTGATTCTCATAACGTTTATATTCCAGACCGAATAAAGCATTCAAACCTGGCTCTAGTTCTTTAACTAGTTGTCCTCTACTAATCGCCATAATTATCCTCCTCTATTAGATTCCGGCTGTTTGTTTTAAGAAGTGTTCATTGATCTCAACAACGAAGTTCACATTAGCTGAACCGATTTCGTTATTGTCTGGATCTTTTGAAACACCTAATATCTTTAACTGACCATCTGTAGCACTTAATGTACCATCATCTAATTCAGTTTTAGATACCCAGTTAGCAGAATCACCTGCAGCAAACGAAATGTCTGCACAGTTGAAAATGTCAGTTTGCTCTGAAGCACCTGCATTGTTAGATTGTATTTCAAATCTTTCATACGGGTCGTCAGAAACAAACGCAACAATATCAGTCGCAGCATTTGTAGCTTCGTAGTGATTTGCCCATGTTGGTTTTTTTGTTGAAGTGTCAGTATAGAAAACACCGTTTAGTGATCCTAGTAAAGCGACCGCTGAAACATTTGCAGCTCCAACTGTACCAGATGCTAAAGCTCTTACTGGTTCGTTGAAGTAAATGTCGTCAGACGTATTCGCTGCGATACTATATTCACTTAAACCCATGTTGTCTCTATTCTGACCCACTTTTCCGATCGGTTTTAAACCGAACGCAGCATCTTTATTTGCCATAGTAGTTGTCCTCCTTAGACATTGTTAGTTTAAGTGTACTCTGTTGGTTTTTAGAAACTCTATAATTAGGATTTCTTAGTACCACCAAAAGTTACACGAGTTTGCCTATCAATATTGATCGGCATACTTGGGTGCTGTTCCTTCATAAGATCGTTGTCTACTGCTTCAACGTTTTCCTGAGCTTGATTTTTGTAATACTCAGATCGTTGTTTGGCAATCTCTTCCGGTACCCTTGCCAGCACAAGGCCACCAACTCCGATCACTCCCTTGTATTTTCCGTCTTCTACAATTGGATAATCTGCATCTGGATATTCATCAGATCTAACTAATTCGTATCCTGATCTTATTCTTCCAGCGATATTTTTTGTATCTTGGAAGCCTAAAGTTTCAGCTCTTATCCATCTATGTACAAAACCTGTTGGAGCAGGGGGTGCATCTAAAGATGATGGTGGAGACCAGACTTTTGGTTTAGAAGTTTTTTCTCTAGTCTGACTCGCACGCGAGGTTCTCTTATCATTGTCGTTTTCCATATGCTTATACCTCCTTCGTGATTTTTAGTTGTTTCGCATACTCTTTAAGTGGCACACCTAATTTTTTAGCTATTGCTACTTGTGACGGTGTGAGTGTCACAGTTCTGCGACCTGTATTTGTACTTCGCTTCGCTGAAGCTACTGTTTGTACGGGTTTGGCCGAAACTTCCCCTTTATCTGATTTACTTCTATCAAATTTGTGAGGGAATTCAAGTCTTATTCTTTTATCAATTTCTTGATAATATTCATCAGACTGAGGATCATATCCTTCTTCTTCCGTCAACTTTTTATGTAGATCAAATGCAGTATAAGTCATAGCCGTATCTTGACCAAACCAAGCATTTTTAGAAGCCCATTCCTCTGCTTTTGGATCGGGACCTGCATCTACTTGTGGTGCTTGTTGTCTAGCTAGATTTATCTCAGCCTGTTTAACTTGTCTTTGTTGATGATAATCTTCTTGAGCCACTTTAGTCTCTTGAAGTTTAGCTCTCTTATAACCTAATTCAGAAATAGCTGTTAAGGCTTCAGATTCTGCTGTTAAGTCATTTGCTTCTCTAGCTGCTGCAAGTTTTGCTTGAGCTGCTTGTAGTCCAGATGTAATGCTGTCTTCAGCATTTTTAAAAAACTCTGGTTCATACTTCGAGATTTTAGCTTCAGCTGCTTCTTTTGCTTTTATTTGTGCTCTAGCATAATATAGCGCTTCTTCTTTTTGTCTCTCCGCTTCTCTCCATTTACCAGTAAGTTTAGCGATTCGTCTTTGTACATCTTTACTATAATTTTCTAATTCTTTATCTTTCTTTTCTTCAGCCTCTTCTTTCTTTTTTTCAGGTGCAACTTCTACTGTTTCAACATCACTTGTCTCAGTAGATTCAGATGTTTCTTGTTCAGTTGTATTTTCTTCTGATGTTGAATTTTCTAATTCAACTTCAGCACCTGGACCAGATGTATCGATATCAACTGTTGCATCATTTTTTTCATTGTCGGGCATAGTGTTCTCCTTCTATGTTAGTATTGATGAAGTATATCTTCGGGGTTATCGATGGTTGCTAAAACTTCATCGTCATTTAGCATTCTTACTTCCCCTCCATCGATCTGGATTCTGGATCCAGCATATCTTGCAAAAATTACCCAATCGCCTTTTTTGCACCAAGGTCCTTCAGGAAATTTTTCTTTGTCATAACAATGTGGTCCCATAGCAAGAACAAGTCCACAAGTAGAACCGATTTGTTGTCGTTCTATTGTTTCTTGTCCAAGATATAATCCACCTTTAGTTTTTTCCTTCATCTTAAAAGGAAGGACTACTAATCTCCATCCAGTGGGTTTAGGTAATTTATCGGATTCTTTTGTTTTTAAACGTTCATAACCATCAATTTCTTTTTGATCAATCTCATTGTATTTATCAAGAAGTGCAGGTTTAATCTTCGTGTTGTCCGAATCGGACGACGTTTGTGAGGTCTTGTTCTCTCTCAGTATCATTTTTTGGCTCCTTTGGTTTTAGCAGGTTAGAGATTTCCTGTGATATTCTTAAATAGGCATGTGCCTGTCCCATCATATACTTGTATTTTTCCATATTGTCAATACCACCAGCAATCATGGCATCTCCAATATTTTGATAAGATTCTTTTAAATGTTTTTGTACTTTATTTAATATTACTAGTTCTTCATTTAACATCAGCTATTTTACCTTTATTATTACCTTTCTTAATTACATATTTTTGTGTACCGTTCGCACCGGTCTCTACTTCTTTTCGAAGTTCTTTAAATAAGCTTTTTTGCTTACTTTCTTTTTCTTTTCTTTGAAGAAAAGAATCTATTGTTTTTGAGTCTCTCATAAATACTAGGTATAAATGTATCAAAAAATTTGTCAAGTGCACCTAAAATGGTGTACATAAATTTATCTATCATTAGCAATTCCACTTTCTAAGTGATTTATTAATTCTTGAATCCGGATCCCTGGCTGTTTTAGCTGAAGTCAATCTTTTTTTCATCCCCTTCATCCTCGCGCAAAAACTCTTTCTTCTGTTGGCAGCTTTAGAACCTTTCTTTAATTTAGATGGTTTAGTAGTTACTGCCATTGATAATTTTGATCCAGGATTAGCTGCTCTATAAGATGCAATGCCTTTACGGTTCAGGCCTCCGGAAGCAGACTTACCTTCTTT